ATAATTAGTAAATTAAATAATAATATGGAGAATAATAATAATGAATAAAATCACATTAGATACCTTTATCCAAAAGTACAATCTTGGTGGTAGTATAAACTCAGTAAAGTGGGAGTCAAATGGCGACACACTTTCTACTCGTTTTATATCACCAGATAAGAGTCTTTTGGGTGAATTAACATTAAGTAAACAGAGTTTACCAAACTTTGAAGTTGGCGTTTATGATACACCTCTTTTATCAAAAATGATGGCAACGCTTGCTGATAAAGTAGATTTTGATTTAATCAAATCACCATCAGATGAGGAGCAACCTGTGGCGTTTCACTTTACTGATAATAATATTTCAGTTGATTATGTGCTTGCTGCTATTGGTGTTATTCCTGATGTACCAGAAATGAAAAATGTTCCTGAGTTTAACACTCTTATTAATATTGACACTCAGTTTATAAATTCTTTTATTCGTGGTAAAAGTGCTCTTGCTGATGTAGAACATTTTGCTGTCAAACCAGTTGATGGTGGTGTAGAGTTCGTCATCGGTTTTAGTGACATCAACTCAAATCGTATCAGTATAAAAGCTCAAAGTGGAGCAGTTAATCTAACTGATTCTATTGTTTTCAATGCTAACTTGTTTAAGGAAGTTCTGAATGCAAACAAGGAATGTTCTAAAGCTGTTTTACAGATTAGTGATAAAGGACTTGCTCACATCGAGTTTAAGATAGACGACTTCAATGTTAAATATTACTTAGTGTCACAGCAGGTTTAATATGAGTTCACATGGATTATGGGTGGAGCGTTATCGTCCATCGACATTAGATACATATGTTGGTAATGAAACTCTTAAGACAAAAGTCGAGAGGTTCATAGAAGAACAAAATGTTCCACACCTATTATTATATGGTAGAGCCGGTGGGGGTAAAACTACTCTTGCCAAGATTATCGTAAATGCTATTGAATGTGACTATCTCTATATTAACGCTTC